GGGACTTTCCGGTCGGCGTCAACACCGTCATCACGCCGCGTTCGGCCGAGGCGTTCGGCTTCGCCCACCTGCGCGCTTTCTCGAACGTTGAGCTAGTCCGCCTGGCGATCGAGACCCGCAAGGACCAGCTCGACGCCCTGCAATGGCGGTTCAATCCGCGCGACGACGTCCCGACCTCCTCCGACACCCAGGCGCGCGCCCAGCGCCTGACCCAGTTCTGGCGCCGGCCGGACGGCGTCCACGCCTTCGCGCCCTGGCTGCGGCTGGTCGCCGAAGACCTGCTGGCGATCGATGCGCCGGCGTTCGAGAAGCGGCGCGACCGCGCCGGGCGGCTGATCGGCCTCGACGTGGTGCCCGGCGACACCATCAAGGTCTTGGTCGACGAGACCGGCCGCACGCCGCTCCCGCCGGCGCCGGCCTACCAGCAGATCATCAAGGGCCGGGTCTGGGCCGACCTCGCCACCGACGATCTGCTCTATGCCCCGCGCAACCGCCGCCCCAATCACGTGCTCGGTTTTTCGCCGGTCGAGCAGATCGTCGTCACCATCCAGACCATCATCAATCGCCAGGCCGCCCAACTGGCCTATTTCACCGAGGGTAACGCGCCGCTCGGCTTCCTTTCAGCGCCCGAGGGCTGGGGCCCGGGCCAGATCCGCGAGCTGCAGCTGTGGCTCAACACCCAGCTCTCCGGCCAGCCTTCCGAGCGCGCCAAGCTGATCTGGACTCCCGCCGGCGCCCACTACCAGTCGCTGAAGGACCCGCCGCTGAAGGACGATTTCGACGAGTGGCTGGCCCGCATCGTCGCTTTCGCCTTCTCGCTGCCGCCGACGCCGTTCGTGCGCCAGATGAACCGCGCCACCGCCGGCGAAGACCAGGACCGCAGCCTCGAGGAGGGCCTCAGCCCGCTCAAGCTGTGGGTCAAGCGCCTGATCGACGAGGTCAACGAGGCCGAGTTCGGCGAGACGGAGCTGGAGTTTACCTGGGCCGACACGCCGCAGGTCGATCCCAACGTCCAGTCCGAGATCGACGACCGTTCGCTGCGCAACGGCTCGGCCACCGTCAACGAGGTCCGCGCCCGTCGCGGCCAGGCCCCGCTCGACGGCGGCGATACGCCCCGCGTCTACGGCCCCAGCGCGGTTCCGCTGACGGCCGCCGCGCCCACGGCATCCGGAACGGCGCCAGCCAGCTGATCCCAAACCCTTCCCCCTGCGGGAAGGGGCAGGGGGTTGGGGTGCGAACTCCGTCCCGCCCGCCAATCACAGACGCTCAGCCGATAACCCCATCCCCAACCCCTTCTCCGCAAGGGGGAAGGGGCTCAGCTGGAGCATTCCCCGCATGCGCCTCTTTGGCGAACTGACCAAAATCGAGGAACAGCCCGATGGCACGCTCAAGGTGTACGGCGTCGCCTCGACCGGCGCGCGGGACGAGGCGGGCGAGGTCGTGCTGCCGGCGGCGATGAGGGCCGCGCTGCCCGATTACGCCCGCTATCCGGCGCTGCGCGAAATGCACCAGCCCACCGCCGCTGGCCGCACGCTCGAAGCCACCGTCGACGAGGACGGCGCGACGCGGATCGTCGCCCAGGTGGTCGACCCGGTGGCCATCGCCAAGGTGAAGTCGCGCACCTATGCCGGCTTCTCGATCGGTGGCCGGGTCATCGCCCGTGATCCCGCCGACGCGACCATCATCACCAAGATCAAGCTCTCCGAGATCAGCCTGGTCGACCGCCCAGCCAACCCCGAGGCGGTGATCGACCTTTGGAAGGCCGGCGCCGCGCCGCCGAGCAACGACGCGGTCAAGGCCCTCGCCGCTGATCTCGCCTCGGCGGCGGGACGTCCCGGCGCCTGGAAGGACTATGTCGCCAAGGCCCGCGCCGCCCTGATGGACGATCCGGCTGACGACGGCCCCAACGCGACGGTCACTGCGGACGACGACCAGCCCCCTCCGCCTGCGAACGACAACACGCCTCCTACCATCGCTGCCGAGACCGCGGACGACGAAGCCGCCGACGACGAGGACGCTGAAGACGACACCGACGATGATGGGACCGACGTCGCGACGCGCCTGGCCGAGATCGCCAGCGAGGATCCGACCATCCTGCAGGCGGCCCACGACATGCTGACCCAGCTCGGCGCCCAGTGCGATCCCGATAACTGCCCGATGATGCACAAGGCGCTGATCGCCAACGACGCCGACGAGGCTCTGCCCCGCGTCGAAGCGCTGGAGCGTCGCCTCGCGGTCCAAGACGCCCTGATCGAGCGCATCGCCACCGCGCCATCGCCGCCACGCACCGCCGCCAACAGCCGCGCCATCGGCAAGGCCGAAGACGCCGACCCGGCGGCCGGCGGATCGGCGGACCTCTCTTCCGCCGATCTGGAAAAAGCCTTCGCCGCCCTCACGCCGGACGAACGCGCCTTCCTGCTGATGAAGACCTCGCTGCGCCAGCCGATGGCGCTGCCGTAACCACGTTCCCATGCCCCAACACGGAGCATTTCCCATGCCCAACGCCCTCTCGCCTGACGCGCTCAGGAAGTCGTTCGTCACCGCCATGACCCACCCGAGTGAGGACATCGCCCGCACCATCCTCGCCCAGGCGGGCGTCGACCCCGGCCGACTGGAAAAGTCGATTTCCACCGCCACCGGACTCGTCGCCTTCGACCTGCAGGCCCCGGCCAAGAACCTCTATCCGACCGCAACCCCGCTGCGGAACCGCGTGCCCCGCGTCGCCGGCGCCGGCGGCACCGCCACCAACTGGCGTCAGGTCTCCAGCCTGATCGGCTCCGGCTTCGATGCGATCGGCTGGGTGGCCGAAGGTCAGCGCGCCGGGCAGATGAGCTACGCCACCGCCACCAAGTCCGCGTCCTACGTCACCCTCGGCGAAGAAGACGCGGTCACCTTCGAGGCGATCAACGCAGCCGTCGGTTTCGAGGACATCCAGGCCACCATGGCCATGCGCCTGTTGCAGAAGACCATGCTGAAGGAGGAGATGGCGATCCTCGCCGGCAACACCTCCCTGGCCCTCGGCACGCCGGCCACCGCGTCGCTCGCCGCCGCCGGTTCCGGCGCCACCCTGCCGGCAGCCACCTACTCGGTGATCGTCGTCGCCCTGACCCTCGAGGGCTACCGCAGCTCCTCACTCGCCGCCGGCGTCGCCACTTCCAAGACCATCACCGGCGCCGACGGCAAGACCTTCAACATCAACGGCGGCTCGTCCAACAAGTCGGCGTCCGCGACCCAGGCGGTGACCCTCGGACAGACCCTCTCGGCCACCGTCGCACCGGTCACGGGCGCCGTCGCCTACGCCTGGTTCGTCGGCACGGTCGGGGCCGAGACCCTGCAGGCCATCACCACCATCAACTCAGCCACCTTCGCCGTCGCCCTCGCTGGCGGCCAGCAGGCTGCCACCGCGATCAGCGCCGACAGCTCCACCAACTCGCTCGGCTACGACGGCCTGCTGACCACGGCGCTCAAGCCGGGCAACAGCGCCTACGTCAACACGCTGGCGACCGGCACGGCCGGAACCGGGACCGTGCTCACCGCCTCCGGCCGCGGGTCCGTCAACGAGATCGACGTCATGCTGCAGAAGATGTGGGACACCTATCAGGTCTCGCCCACCGTGCTGTTCGTCAACAGCCAGGAGCTGAAGAACATCACCAGCCGCGTGCTGTCCTCCGGTTCCGCGCCCCTGTTGCAATACCGCCAGGATACCGACGGCGGCGGCTACAACCTCGACGCTGGCGGCATGATCTCGACCTACTACAATCCGTTCCTGCTCGACGGCGGGATGCGGATCCCGGTGAAGATCCATCCTTATGTGCCCGCCGGGACGATCCTCGCCTACGCCGAGACCCTGCCGGCGCAGTACCAGTCGAGCGAGGTTCCGAACGTCGCCGAGGTGAAGTGCCGCCAGGACTACTACGCCATCGACTGGCCGCCGGTGACCCGCCAGCGCCAGAAAGGCGTCTATGTCGAGGAGGTCCTCGCCGTCTATGCCCCCTTCGCCATGGGCGTGATCAACAACATCGCCAACGGCTGATCTAACACCCCTTCCCCCTGCGGGAAGGGGCAGGGGGTTGGGGTGTCAGCTCGCTGTTAGCCGCCTAGGTCCGCCCCCGCCTTGCCGGCGAAGGCGCAGTTTGACACCCCCACCCCCGACCCCTCCCCGCATATGGGGGAGGGGAGCTCTGAGGGAGCTCTTCATGGCCGCCGGCGATCTCACTGACCTGCCCACCGTCAAGTCCTGGCTGGGCCTGACCACGACGGGATCGGACAGCCTGATCTCGTCGCTGATCACCGCGGTTTCGGCGTTCATCCCGAACTACCTCGGCCGCCAGGTCCTCAGCGCCAGCTACGTCGAGACCTACCGCGGCAACGGCCAGGACGTGATGCTGCTGCGCAACTTCCCGATCACGGCGGTGGCGAGCGTCGCCTTCGCGGGCCAGAGCATCACTACGCCGGCCGATCCGGTCGCCCTCACCAGCGGCCTGCTGTTCGACGACCGCACCCTGACCCTGATCGGCTACTGCTTCCCGATCGGCCTGCCGGTCGTGGTCAGCTATACCGCCGGCTACGCCGCCACGCCGACCGACATCGCCCAGGCGGCCATCGAGCTGGTCGGGGAGGCGTTCCGGCGCCGCGACCGCATCGGCGTCTCCTCCAAGACCCTCGGCGGCCAGGAGGTGGTCGCCTTCAGCCTGAAGGACATGAACGACACCGCCAAGGCGCTGCTGGCGTCCTACCAAGTGCTGGCGCCGTTCTGATGCTCAGCGTCACCCTCACCGGCGCCGACAAGCTCGGCGCGAAGCTCGATGACCTGCAGCCAGCGGCGCTCGCCGCCATCGCCGCCAAGTCGGCGACGCTGGCCGACCAGCTGCTCGGCCTCGTGCGCCAGAAGCTCGGCGGGGCGGTGCTGAAGCCCCGCAGCGGCGCGCTCGCCGCCTCGATCGCCGTGAGCGGACCGGCTATCACCGACGACGTCGTCGTCACCACGCTGTTCTCGGCCGGCGAGCTGAAATACGCGGCGATTCAGGAATACGGCGGCGTCACCGCCCCGCACCAGATCCTGCCGTCCCACGCCAAGGCGCTCGCGTTCGTGGTCGGCGGCGAAGCGGTGTTCGCGCGCGTCGTCCACCACCCCGGATCGCACATCCCCGAGCGATCCTATCTGCGCTCGTCGCTCGCCGAGATGGCCGGTCAGATCGAGACCGAAATGAAGGCCGCCGCGATCGAGGCGATGCAAACGCGGACGGGCGCCTGAGATGGACGTCGAGAGCATCTACCAGGCGCTGTTCGCGCTCACCTCTGGCCTCGCCTGGCCAGGCGGCGGCGCGCTCGCCTTCACCGCGCGACGCGTCAAGACCTTCGAGGACCTGCCGGCGCAGCCGGCGCTCTGCCAGGCCGAGACCGACGAGACGGTGACGCAGGTCACCAGCCTGCAGTCGATCACGACGCTGGGCGCCAGCTGGCTGATCTATCATCAGGCCGGCAAGGACGACGACGCCATCCCGGCCCAGACCACCAACGCCATCCTGTCCGCGGTGAAGGCCCTGTTCGTCGATCCCACCGACCCAACCTTCGCCCAGACCCTCGGCGGCGCGGTGCA